TTTAAAAAAGGAGACAGCAGACTATAGTGCAATTACCACCTGGGGAATATTCTATCCGGATGAAGACTCAGGTGCTAATTTAATACTCCTCGATTCAATCAAAGGACGGTACGAGTTTCCAGAACTACGTAGATTGGCTCTTGAACAATATACTTACTGGCAACCAGAATCAGTGATTGTTGAAGCAAAAGCTAGTGGTCTACCTCTAACGTACGAGCTTAGACAAATGGATATACCCGTTGTGAACTTCACACCTTCACGTGGAAATGATAAGCATGCACGTGTAAATGCGGTTGCACCTTTGTTCGAATCTGGTATGATATGGGCGCCTGAGCAGAAATTCGCAGACGATGTTATCGAAGAGTGTGCTGCGTTTCCTTATGGTGATCATGATGACTTGGTTGATAGTACAACACAAGCAATCATGCGATTCAGACAGGGCGGTCTGATCGGACACCCTGAAGATTATGTCGACGAAAAAGTCGATAAACAAAAAAGGAATTATTACTAATGTTTAGAAGACAAAAATACGGAATTGGCACTGGTATAAAAGGAGCTGTAGCTCTAGCTAAAGGTGCTAATCAAACCGGTAAAGCAGCACTTAAAGCTCAAAACAAAATAAAAAAAATTGATAAAAAAGATACTCTTGCGTTTGGTTTAAAATACAAAAAAATGATGAACATCAAAAAAGATTTAAATAAACCAGCTGTTCAAGAATATGAAAAAACAATAAAAGAAATTAAATCTAATCCTGGATATACAGGTAAACGTAGAATGGATATAGAATCTGAATTAGCTGCCAATCAAAAACTACAATCAAAATTATTTAGAGGATCAAAAAACTTAGCAAAAAAATACGAAGGGCTGCCCGATATTAGATCAAGATTTAGAGGTGCACCAGGTTATCAAAGAAAATTAGTTAAAGATGTTAAGAACCCTATGAAGCGAGCAGAGATATTACAAGAAGACAGATTAAAAAGAGATGGACCAATTAGAGGTAGAAAAAACTAATGGGATCAAGCGTTATCAGAAACTTTATAGCAAAAGGACTTTTTAAAAAAAAGGGAGCTATCGCTAGTAGCAAAGCGGTAGATTTTTCTGCAAATATTTTAGAGCAAAGATTAAAAAATTTTGGCATTGATCCAAATGCGATCACAAGTGAGAATGAATTAAATCAAATATTGTCTGCTGTTAAACAAGCAGAAGATGCAGCGTTTAGTCAACAGTTTGGTAATATGTTAGGTGGTAGTAAGTTTGATAAACAAGCTGATATATTAGATATGACAGGTAAAAAAATAGACCCACGATCTAAGATCATGGGAGGCCAGCAAGCTGAAACAGAAGCAGAGATAGCTGCTAGAATCAATAGAGAAAACAAAAGAGGTATTGAAGGAATAAAAAAAAGACAATTAACAGAAGATGAGTACCAAGATTTTTTAGATGAAGTTGGAGGTGCTGATCAATTAGAAGCTTATAACTTTGATGGAACAGTAGGAGACGCTAAAAGAATTGTAAAAGAACAAAAAGATTATATGTCTCAAATGGAATTAGAATACAAAAAAGGAAATCTAGATCCGGGACCAGGAGAAGCAAATAGAAAAAGATTTTTACAAAATAAATTTGATGAAATGGAAGCAAGTGGTGACAATAGATTAATGACTAGAGATGAAGTAGAAGAATTATCTTCTTTTGATCTTCAAAGAGATATGGATAAAGCAGTAGAAAAATCTAGAAAGAAAGACATTAAAGAGAAAAAAATTATTAAAGATTTTGATCCAGGAGACAGAGATCCAAGTGCAACAGGTGGACGTATTGGTTATGCAGATGGCACACCAGATAAAAAAGGTATATTAGACATGCTCGATGTCCAAGCTTCGGGATCCAAGACTGGTAAAAACCAAATCGACGGTGCACCAGACGGTATTACAATTGATAGTGAATCAATCAACGCTATTATAAAAGCTGATATACCAATCTCTCAAAAGATAGATCTTATTGCAGAATATAAATATGGTAAAGGTAGAAATAGAATTGAAGACAAAGGAAAAGAAATATTTATGGATGAAGGTGGATATAAAGATAGAGACATCGGATTCGGTTTTAATCAAGGAGGTGAAGGAATTAGTGGTTCTGTTATACGTGATCTTAGAACCGGCGATGATGATTTTAAAATTAGATTTAGTAAAAAATTTGCAAAAGGTGGACGTATTGGTTTAGCTGGCGGTATGACGAAGCGTGCATTCTTAAAACTTATGGGTAGCGTTGGTTTAGGAATAGGTGCAGTCAAATCAGGTATCTTAGGAATTGGTAAAGGAGCAACTAAACAAGTTGCAAAAGAAATTGTAACAACACCAGCAGCTGCTGGTAAACCTGCGTGGTTCGATGCCCTTGTAACAAGAGTTATTAACGAAGGTGAAGATGTAACTAAAAAATTTGCAACTAAAGACAGAGAAATTGTTCATGCAACAAAAGTAGATGATGATGCAATGGTGACAGTTTACCGTGATCTAGATGATGGAACAGTTAGAGTTGACATTGATGATGCAACAACAAATGTTTTAGATGACCAAGGAGGCGCTCGTGTATCAATGGAAGTTAGAGGTGGCCAACTAGAAGAAGGTGTTAAAGGTAAAACTCCAGCAGAATTTGAAGCAACAGAGGCTGATTATAGAAATTATATGGATGGTCCTGATGATTACTCAACAGAGGTTGTTGATAACGTTGTTGGTGATACAAAAGATCTAACAGCTGATCTAACTAAAGTTAAAATGTATGCCAAAGGTCAAAAGAAACCTACAATAAAAGAAATGATGATACAAAAAGGTCGAGCTAAAAATTTAACAAAAGCAGAAGAAAATCCTGCACAGTATGCAGCGGATCGTGGACCTGATGGCCCCGATTTTCCTGAACCAGATGACTATGCATCAGGCGGCATTGCTAGAATGTTAGGGGAATAATGAACCCAGCTAGATTTTCACAGATGATGAAGTATCTGACTAGGGCAAAGAAAGCCGACCCAGATCTTCCTGATGTCTTTCCTGCAAGCGAAGCTCCCATTCCACCAAAAACAAAAAACGTTGAAGAGACAGAAGCTGTTAATCAATTCATGTTGCGTAATCCACGAGTAGAAAAAGCAGGTGGTGGACGGATTGGATTTAAGGATGGACCTGCTGTAAAATTTGACAATACAAGAGACAAAATTCCAACAGGAGAGTTTATTGGAGAAGGAAGAGATAAAAGTCAAATATTTAAAATAAAAAATAATAAAACAGGATCTGTGAGATATACAACTACTGGTGCAGGGGGAGGAACTAAAAAACTTTATAACTCTATAGAAGAAGTTAAAAAAGCTAAACTTGATTTTATACCAGATGAACTTGTTAAAACAGATGCAAAAAGAATAAAAGAAAATATTCAAGAAGTTACTTATAAAAATAAAAAAACAGGAAAGATAACAACTAAATATAAACCTTTTATAGGACCAGATAAAGTTACCATACCTGGTCAAGGCGCTAATACATTAAAAGAAGCTGAAAAATTTGTTGCAAATTATTTTAAAGAAAATCCTAAACAAATAAGAGTTCGAGATCCTAAAAAAAACTATGCATCAAAAGATGTAAGAAAAAAAGTTTTAGAAGAAACTGATCGAACTAAAGCAGCAGGAACAAAAAAATATAATTATCATCACATAAGACAGATTGCAGGTGGAGTGCCATTAACAACAGACGATGTTATGATTATTAATCAAAGAATAAATTCTAAAATAGGTGGTAAATTTAATGAATCATTAAATAGAATATCAACAGCTATTCAAAAAAATAATAAACTAGCATTAGAGGCTATGAATAATAAACAAGAAGGTCTTGCATTAGATTATATGAAAAGATCTGATGAACTTAATGCTCAATCAGAAAAAATTGTAAACAGTGCAATTGATGACTTACCAGAAAAATATAAAAGTTATGTAGGATTTAATAAATTTACATTACCAAGAGATGAGTATGGTTTACCAATTAGCAATGAACCTATGATAATTAAAAAAGTTGGTGGTATGCCAGTGTCAAAAGATGCAATAGACTTAACAACTTTAGATTTAAAACAAGAAAAAGAATTTAGAAAAATAGTTAAAGCTCAAGCAGAATCTGGTAAGACTGGACCAATAGATTTAAATGCAGCAAAAGAAAAATTTTTAAAAAACTTAGATAATAAAAAATTTGGAAGAGTTGCTGATGTAATAGTTAAAGCATCCAAAGAAGGTGGTTTTGGAGATATTATGCAGAGTTATTGTTTAAGAAAGCAAGCTAAAAAAGGAGGCCGAATGTTTTTAAGTAGTGGTAGTGGTTGTCCTGCAGCTAAAGATGATCCAAAAGGATTTTTAAAAACTATATCTGAAGACCCGAGACTTGCTAAATTTTTAAAATCTGGTCCAGGTAAAAAAGCTGCAGCTTTAGCTGCAAGAGTAAGTGGTAATGTTTTAAATCCAACAACATGGATTGGTGGTGAGGTTGCTTATGTTTTAGCAGAGGGTTTAAATAATTTTGCCTCTGGTTTAGATTTAGCAGAATCTTTTGATAGAGCTTTTACATTTGGAGATTTTGAGAAGTTTGAAAAAAATTTAGTAAATCAAGCAAAAGAGTTAGGGTATGATGACAATCAATTAAATCTTTTACAAGAAACAATAAATATAAATAAATTAGACAATAGACAAAAAAAATTAGAGTATGGATTAGATGTTGAAGAACAAGACCCAAGTAGTTTGACTTCAGATGCAACAATGGGGTTTGAAGATCGTTTAGTTAACACGAATAAAAACTTAGATCAATCTGTTGATAATTATTTAAACATTTTAGATAAAATGGGATTTGATTTAAGTAAAGAGGAAAGTTATGATACAGGGGTTAATTATTTAGATAACGTGTTTAAAAAGAGAACTCAAAATCAATTAACAGAAACTTTTGATCAAAGAAAAGATCAAATAGATCCAACACAAACACCTTTTGGTAATTTTATAAGCCCTGTTTTTGATTTAGGATCTTATACTCAACCTTTAAAATATGCATTTGATGTAGTTAATCCTTTTACAAAAGATGTGCCTTTTTTATCTGAACGTCAACAAGAAGCAAAAAAATTAAGAGAGATGAGTAAGGAAGAATTAGATGCTTATAATAAAGAAAGAGGTTTTACGTTAGAGAATATAGAGCAAGGCACGGCTCCACAGATAAGACCATTAATGAATTACTTAGGCACCAATGTTACAGGACAAGGTTTCGGCAGTCAGTTTTTAGCAGGCGGTGGCATAGCAAAAATAGCTGGTATAGACCAAGGCCCACCACCAGTAAAAGGACCCAACTCACAAGGGTTGCAAGGACTATTAAAACGTGGTATTAAAATATAGGAGTATTAAATGGCAGAAATAGACAAAGGACTCCCGAACACTAGAAACAAACTTGAGATTCCTTCAGAAGAGGAATTGCAAGATGTTGCTGTTCAGGAACCTGTAGAAGAAAAAGGACCAATCGAAGTTATCCCTGAAGAAGATGGCGGCGTAACTTTAGATTACGAACCCGGTTCAATCAATGTACCAGGAACAGAATCACACTTTGACAATTTATCAGAACTTTTACCTGATGATGTATTGGAGCCAATCGGAAACGATATGGCACAAAACTACATGGATTATAAATCATCAAGAAAAGATTGGGAGCAATCTTACATTACAGGTCTAGATCTTTTAGGATTTAAATACGAGAATAGAA